AAGTATTTGCAATTGAAGGATCATTTCCAAGGAAGGATCTTCTAAAGATGTGAAGACCATTGTGCTTCATATCGAATGAAGTTTTCAGGTCTAGTTTTGTTCCAGTATATGTTCCAGAATCACTATGGATTTTGATTGATCCGATGTTAATATCCTGTGGTTGTTCATTTCTATCAAAGACCTGCAATTGCATTCCATAAGTTCTTACCTGAACTTCTGTATTTGCATTTGGAGTAAATGTCAGATCAACTTCTGTTCCAGTAGTTTGAGCGACACCAATTGTTCCAATGCCAGTTCCACCAGTTAATACATTTCCAAATGTGACAAAGACTTCACCATCATCATTATTGAGAACACCAACTTCAACAAGTTCATAATTGTTGTTTGTCAGATCCTCAATTCCGACAAGATAATATGCTGATGCATATGGAGCATCATAAGAAGCAACAGTTACAGCATAGGGACTTGTTTCTGCTGGAATTTCTTTATAGTATGTTCTAACTCTGGCAGATTCCAGAGTCTCAATGTCGGTTGTTCCACTAGAAGTGCTGTCAGCAATAGCAACAACAGAGGAGAAAGTATTAACTGTTTCTGTGATTGCAGAATCAGGTGTGAAGTCTACAATAATATTGCCACCACTCAGATATGAATTGAAAGTTCCAATTCCGCTGTAGAATGTCTCTTCATTGGACTTCATATCACCATAAGCAACCATCGATACGTTGGTTCCATCGTGAACGAGATTAAACTCATTTCCGGTGTAATCACTCTCTGGAACTTCAATTAGAACACAAACTTTTGCACTTCTATAAGTCGAAGAGATTGAGACAAGTGTACTTGTTGCCGATGCTGCAGCAGTTGTGGTAGCACTGGACACCAAGACAATATCACCAAAGTTTCGAGTGTCTTCTGTTCCAAGATTATCAACGATGGACATCGAAACTGATGACACATCATAGTTGTTATATTCAAATTGAAGTGGATAGAAGATAAGATCCCAACCAGCAAAGGTATCAAGTATGCTAAAGGAACCAAGTTCAGCCAAATTCTCAATCGTTGCATATTCCTGAAGATAACCAACGCCTGACTTTTGAATAGCACTTACAACAGAGAACTGCCTTTCTTCCGTAAACTTTACATCTTTCACATAAGTGAAGATTTTATTGAAGACATCATTGTCTTCATAACTGGCAACTGGAGCATAAGGAGTTGTTCTTTCGTTACTATTGAACTCTCCACTGACATCATCTACGCTCAGGACTCTGTTTCCAATTGAGTTGTTATAATCTCTAAGATATCTGGTCTCAAAGATAATTTCCTTAGAGATAACTTCGTTACTAACAAAAACAGTTTCCTCTGTAACCAAATCCCAATCATACTCACAATTCAGACTTGCTTCGCCAACAATATCAACAACCAGATCAACCCCAGCAGCAAATGTCTGAACAATTGCACTACTTTGTTCTTCCTTGGAAATAATATCCAAATCAGCAAACTTAGCAAATCCAGCAGTGTGATCCAACGCACTTACGGGATCACTCCAAGTTTGATAAGGAATGGTCGAGTTCAGTGAATAGGAGAAATTCTGATAATACTCATTGTTTGGCAACTTCTGGAGATTATCATTTAAGAAACCAGAATTGGTTTGCCAACCATCATTAACAGTTGCTCCAGCACCAATGGTGATTTCAGAATTAAAGTTGACCTTACTTCTAACAATTGATTGAGTATCAGAAGATCTACCAATAATCTTTTCACCAATGTTGATTTCTTCGTTGGCACTAATAACAAGTTTTTCGGTTTTTGGATCCCATCTTTCAACAGTTCCACGCTTACCCGAATCAGTGATAAAGTTTTCACCGATCAAGTAATCGTTTGTCTTGAGGACTGAGTTGTAAATGGCAAGATCATCAACATCAATTGCTCTACCATAAGAATTTCTTGCGTCAACATTTCCTGCGACTTTCCCGTCTGGAATAATTCCATCCAAACTGTATTCAATGTAAGCACCTCTTCCGCCAACATTCAGATCATAATTTGTGATCTCAAAGAAAGTGTATCCATAATCAGAAGAGTTATAACCACTTCCAGTAGAACCAACACCAACGCTGATGTTTTCAATCATCAACTTAGTTCCAACATCGAATGGGAACTGGGACTCTTGACCAGTACTAAAACTTCTGCTCAGATAAACTTTTGCTGTTTTAGTTGAAGCGTCATAAGATGCAGTTCCAAGACCAATTCCATTGGGGTTATTGATTGGAATAATTCTTGGTGGAATATTATTCATTCCAGTGGCATTGGAAAGAATAGTAACTTCATCATCTCCCAGATGGTAGAAAAGATCCAAACCTTGAACAATTTCACCTGTCAGACCATCCAACACCACCAAGTTTGGAGCAACAACATAATTTCTACCTTGAGAAGCAATACCAATCCTCTCAAACGATGTCAAAGACTCAACAGTTGTAAGTTCTGGGAGATTGGCAACAACTCTAACAGTTTTGTCGGAAGGATAGTCGAATCCAATTTCATTCAGTTTATTGTTTAAAATGACTCCAATGTTTTTACTCTGAAGCTCAACAATAGCACCTGTACCTTCTGCACTTCTTACTGAAGTGAATCCAGGGATACTTCTATATCCATAACCAGGTCCATTGATTTGGAATTTAGTAATTGATCCTTTCTCTGTCTTAGATGATGTTTCGTATGATGGTTGCGAATTGTCAAAATTAAAGATAGAAGTCTCTGGGGTGTTTGGGATATTATATGTAAAGGTTGTGGAACCAATTCCAGTGACGATGTGGGGCCCATCATAGGCAGTTGGAACAAGATTGATCTGAGTATAGTTGGGTACATCATCATCGATGATCAACTCCTTCTTCTGTTCCGTGATGATTGAGATGTTATCAAGTTCAAACTTGTAGAACAGTGCATTGGGAACTTTACGATTGATTACCAATTGAACATAAGCATCGGAATCAATACCAGGTCTGCCACCTCTAGTTACCAAAAGATCAGAACCGCCATCAGTCGCAAAGAATACCTGAGAATAGTCGGAATCAATGAAAAATTGAAGTTTGTAAGCAGGATAAGTAATTCCATTTACGCTGAATGACAGAGAAGGATCAGATACATCAAACCTAATTGTGTTATCTCTGTTTGCTCTTACTGCTGGGTTGATCTTGGAAAGTGTTCCAGCAGAAGCATTTGTCAGGTTAATGAATTTGGGATCAGCAGAAGATAGTTCAAACTTTTCAGAAACCAATCTAATCTTATTTGTCTCAAAAGGAATAACATAATAGATTCCTTCATCCACCAAACCACCAGTCGGTGAAGTTGATGTATGAATTACTTTATCACCAAATTGAAATGGATTGTTCGCAAACGTGATGGTATCAAAAGTTGTGTCAATATCGCCAGCAACAAAGTCTTGTGGATCAAACACAATACGACGATTGTATTGATCGTACTTAACAACAACTGTCCTCGTTGTGATCGGTAGAATATTGACCGTCACAGTGTCATTTTTCTGAAGGGAGTGTGTTGTTGCTGTTGAGACAGTAACAATGTTCTTGGATATCTTTCCAGAAATGATGTTATTCAAGTCTGTGGTGAAACTGTGTGTGTCACCAACACCAACAGAGGTAAAATACACCAAACCAGCATCGGCTCCAACACCGACATAACCACCAGTCGAACTTAGACCGATTCTGTTGGTTCCAAATCCAACAAAGTTTTCATTGAAAGGAACAGCATAAAGTGGTGAAAAGTCAGTCAGACTTGTATAATCGGTTCCAGAAATTCCATTCCAGATCTGAATACTTGTTCCACCGTTGGTTGCATAATAAACTTTATCATTAATACGCAGTTTGTGGTTAGGAAGATAAACCTGTTGTGGCGGGATGAAAATATTAGTTCTTCCAACACCAGGATTGCCAAAGGTGATGGTACTTCCAAGACCAGTTCCCGTAACAGTTCCAATTGCGACTGATTCGGAAGGATCAAAATAAATCTCTTTGTTCAGATTGAATTGTTTATCTGTCTTAATAAGACCAACATTAACATAGAACTTTCTGGGATCTTCATAAAGAACTCCACCACTGGTATAAGCATAACCAGCAGCAGTGGTTCCTTCTTCCTCACGACGAACCCTCAGTCTTCCAGTTCTGGCATCAATATTCAGAACTTTAACTTTCTCCTGATCAATTGTCAGAATGTCATTTTCTCTGATGTGTGAGTTACCAAATGCACCAGAGACATAGAAGTAAGTAACGATTCCAGTAACACCTGTGGTTTGGACACCCAGTGACAGAACAAAGTTATCACTTCTGATACCAACGCTATAACTTCCTCCGAAACCTTCATAATAAGTCGAAAGGCCGCTGATGTTGATAATATCTTCATTTAGGAAATTATGTGGAGCGTCCATAAATCCAATGAAACTATTTTTTTGAATTGAATTTGTTGGAATAAACTCAACACCGAAAAACTCTGTGGTCGCAACACTTACAGTGTCAATTTTCTTACCTGAAACGGACGAAACTCTGATGTCTGGTCTTTCGCCTAGACTATCACTAATGTCCACGGTAATGGGATCATTAATCCTATAGTTTGACCCACCACTGACAATATCAACACTTTCAATTGAACCAGTTGATGCTGAGGTAATTTCAGCATATTGAGTTACAATCTTTGAGGAATCGAAAATATAATCATAACCACTCTTCTCTTTGTTTATATTATAGGAAGATGTTTCCCTAAACCATCCATCACCCTCAACATCATAATCAACTTGATTTGAGATACTCTTGAAGTTGAAAAGGTTTGGTCTTGAGTGGAAGGAATTTCCAATAACATATGGGAAAACTGGTGCTCTAAATCCACTAAAAGGTCCCGATGAATCAACAGTGGAATTGATTGTTACAAAGTAAGCATATGTTCCTTCGGGATAATCGGGGGTGACGCAATATCTTCCATTGTGTTGATCGAGGTCTCCACCTCCTGTGAAAATATAATCCTCAACAAAGAAACCTGTGGGCCACAGTGAAAGTGGAGGAGTATTGCCCAAAGGAATTGTTAATGAGTTTCCTCGGACAGATGCACTATAACCGGATGTCATCCTGCGGACTGCGCCAGATCCGTTGGGATTGGAGAATCCATATGGACCATAAATTGGGTTACCATCATATGCCCAACCAATGATTGGTGAGTGGATGGTGCTATCAATTTCAGATCCGTTTAGAGTGTTTAGATCTGCTGTTCCATATGCTGTATTGTCAAAATCATTACCTACGACACCATAAACGGACTGTCGCAGTGCTCTTGGCGCATAAAGGTGCGCATATTGCAGAGAACTAGAATTGATGTTGGGCAGAATATAACCATCATCATCATTAACATTAGGAAGCAATTCCCTGAAGAGGTTGAGAGTCCAGTTTCTAATTTTGGCACTCGCCCTTGCTTCCTGACCAGCTGGAACCACTGTGATAAACGTAGTTTCGGGTGAATATCCAATACCTCCTTTAATCACCTTAACATCTACCAATTTACCTTCACTGTTAGTAATTGGCGTCAGCGCAGCGTAATTTCCAGTGTCACTGGTAATAATTAGATTTGGAGGAGAATTATATCCATAACCTTGGCTATTGATAATTACCTCAATAATTTGACCATTGCTAATAACAGGAGTAACGGTAGCATCCTGACCACGAACAAAGGTAATATCTGGTTGTCTATCAAAGTTGATGATTTCGGAGGAACCATATCCAACACCAGTATTGCTGACATCGATATGTGTGATTTGACCTCTAAAGATCGGTTGCACTACACAACTGAAATCTTGATCTGTTCTAGTCGATACTCCTGTTACACCTTCAACACTAACTGTGATTGGTCTATAGTTGAATGAACCACTTCCTTCCGTTAGAACGTCGACCAAAATCTGATTATTGTAGAAATAATCAACAGCGGTCGATCCAACACCAACTTCACTTAGAGTGAAACTGTCATCGTTGACCTTATTGACATAATATTCTTTTGTGGAAGAAAGACCAAGAACTCCATTACCTGTTGGGGTAAACTTGATAATCTCTTTTGACTTATATCCGTGATTTGGAATATTGAACTGATTTAGAGAAGTTTGGATTCCGACTGTTCGTGGAATATTTCTTTCATTGTTAGAATAACCAGATCCGGGATCGGAAATGATAATGTTAGAAACAATTCTCTTATAAGAGGTGGACCTTATTGCTTGAATACCATTTCCTACAGATGTCAAAGACACCGTATTGATACCAAGGTTTGCATCTGATGCTGTGGTATGAAGTTTTACCGTGGTTGTATCGACAACATTTACAAAGTAGATTGAACCAGTAGAAAGTCCACCAACTCCGGTCTGTTGTCTAGAATCATAAACTACAGATTCATAGTCTCTAAATTTGTGATAGGTAGAAAAACCAATTGTGTTATTGGTCAGATTGAGGGTTCTGAATGGTCCAGAGGAAATAAATTCCACTTCGTGTGGAACAGGAGTCATATTTGCTCTGGCAACAGCGCCTTTTCCATTTCCGCCAAGAATGGTTACAGTCGGTGTTCCTTGATAATCAAATCCAGAATCGACGATTTGAATCTGCTCCAAAGAACCAGTAACAGAACAGGTTCCTGTTGCTCCAACTCCTATTCTGTCTGAGATGTGAAGGACAGGGGGATTGATAATATCATAACCATCACCACCACTAGCAACATCAATTCTCTGGATTTCTCCATATCTGATACTTTCTGTGGATTTATAGTTTCGAATTTCAACACCATTGATCAGAATTCCAGTGTATCCTGATTCCGTTACATAGTTACCACTATCTTTTTTTGGAGTGGTGATCTCTCTATAAATGGATTGTGGAGTAACATTTAGCGAGAAGTAAGGATAATATGTAAGGGTGTTATTTTCAACATCACCGTCTAAGGTAATGTAACGACCCTCAAAAAGGTCAGATTTGCTTCTTGCCAAGTTGATATTATCAGAATCAATCCTGTTGACGTAGTAAACACCAGCAGCAACGCCATCAAAAGCACTTTCGCTTTCAGTTACGATCTCAACACCATCAGGTGTTGTAGTTGTGGTCTTAATGATTCCTGGTGAATAATAAAGTGCTTGTCCGTTATAAAAACCGTGCTTGGGGAGATTAATAACAGTGGTGAAACGAAAAAGACCATTAAACGTTTTGGTCCTACTATATGGATTTGTCTCAATGTTTGAATATCTCGCAAGAGAATTTGATGCAACTAGAGCATCACCATTAAACTTAGAGTAAATGTTTTGAACATTTGCCAAATATTGGTTGAAAACTGGATATTCGGTAGAATTACCGGTCAGGATTTGGTTCTCAATTTCATATGGAAGAGAAGTATTAACAATTTCAGAAATTCTGGCAAAAAATGAGTTTGGAGAAACAGTTCTAGTAACCAGACCAGTAACTTCAACACCTGTGATCTTATTTCTTAAAATAAAACTATATCCTGGTTTGAAAAACTGAGGATCGTAGGTTGAAATACGATATGTGACTTCAGTAATGTCATTGATTTGAATATCTTGAACATCCCACTTGGTTTTGACATTGTATAACCAATTTTTGGCAGTTTCATTCTGAGAAAGATACCCCAAAGACTGAATTTTGGCAATATCTCCGGGTTCAAAACCATAAGTTGGTGAATCTGTGACAAATTCACGAAGAGAAGACGCAATTCTTACTCGAATTTCATCATTTTGATTATTTCCAATGTAAGCATAAGAATAATCATCAAGACGAATGTCAGTTTTGTCGTTAATCTGATAATTAACACCAGAAACGCCTAAAAATTGGTTATTTGTTTTCCCAGAATAGGTAAGATTGATGATATTATCATCCAAATCTGTCGAAACAAGAGATCCAGACTCTGGAAAACTCAATGTTGAGTCAACATCCAAAATTGTGGTGCCTGCTCCGACAGTGTTTAGCAGTTTTGTCTTAGGACCTACCTTAAATTCACCAAAAATGGTGCCTTGAACATCAATATCTCTGTCATACCCGGTGTCAACGCTAATTTGATAGTACTGACCTTGATCATAATGAATGGGAATTACATCAGTTACGGAACCTCTTGCTCCAGTTGACTTCTGAAATAGAGTAAGATTTTTCAAATTCAGTGGATTTCCCTGAATTCTCTCAACAACAAAGTCAAAAGTTACTTTATAATCAGCATTTGAAGGACGAAGAAGGAATTCACTTGGACGAATAACGTCAACATTTACGCCATAGAGTGCCTGAAAAAGAATCTTGAAAGATTCGTCTGTTCCTTTTGAGTTGTAAAAACTGTCCAGACCAAAAACAAAGTTTCTTTGATCCAATCCAGAGTAAAGATCTCTTTCTGTGAACCCTGGAGCAAATTGAAACTTAATCTTTTTAAAGAACTCCTGCAGAAAGAGGATGTTCAAATTGTAAATTGTAGCGCCAGCAGTATGAACACCCGCTTCAGTTTCCTGAAATACTAACTGATCGGGAGAATCACCCTCAGTATAACTTGTAACCCCACTAAAACCCCTTGTACACCCCTCAAACGTGCTGTCCGTCTTATAATCATAGAAGATGATTTCATCATCAATCTTGATCAGACCATTTGTTTCGGGGAAACCGTAGGTAAAGTTGCCAGAAACATCAGCAGTAATTGTTCTGTCAGTATATCTGACATTAGAAGCAAGAACCGTCTCGGTGGTGAGTTGGAACAGCTCATCAACTTTAACGTATTGATCCAGATTTTGGACTAGATCATAAGTCGCTCCCTCAATTTCTTGAGAAAGATAATACTGTTGTAAGAAATCACCAAGCAGCGGAAAATCTTCCCTAACATATGTGGGAAGTTGACTTGCAATGATATCCTGAATCTTAATTCTATTTGCTGCCATTTCTTACTTAAATGGTTCTTGTGTTATTATTTACTATGGTTTTTAATAGGTCGTTGTGGACCCAGACCTTGTGATTGTAGTTGTTGCTGCAGTGGTAGCAGTCTCAGTTGTGGTGATTGTGGTCTCAAGTTGTGGTGGTTGTGGTCTCAAGTTGTACGGGTCCTCTCACCAAACTACCATTGGTGTAACTGGATGAAACGATGTAGTTACTTCCAGAGACATCATCACCAGAATCAATACCATCAATGATGGTAGTGATGTTCATTTTTGTCATATCCAGTTGAAGATACAAATCTTGAAGACCAATTACATCATTCGAGTACGGCGATGCAGAAATTTCAATAACTGGTTGTCCTTTAGTTAGAACAGTTGACAGAATTTTAATTGGATTCAGTTTGATTTCGCCTTTAACATAATCAATCGACCCAATACCTCTCTTAACAATAACTGGTTCAGTTGGTGACTTTAGTTTGAAAAGGAACACACTTCCAGTTTTCTGATCTGCGTTTGGAGAATCTCCAAAATAAACGGTATCACTAATTCCGCTTACTTTAAAACCAGAGGATTTGATGTTATAACCAATAATCCTACTTGACGATACGGCAGAATGTCCGTGATTCTTGATGTGGAAGCGGTTACCATAGCAAATTTCATACTCAGCAAACGTATTGAGTTGTACTCCCAAATCCCTTCTCATTACAACATTTGTGATGTTTGAAGTTATTGCTTCGTGGCTGTTGTCAATTACGTTCTGATACTTGGAATACTTAAATCTTGCACCGAACTTATTCAACTGTGAAGAGTCGGCATAGTTAACAAGATTCTGACTTACAACACTCTTGACTTGTGCTCCAGAAGAAACAAGATTGCTGTTATAGTAAACACGACTATCGGACTCAATGAAGAGATACTTAAGATCAACAATCTCAGTAACGATACCAGCAACTGAATATTTTCTAAGTTGTCTTTGGAGATTTTGTTTAATGTCACTCGAGAGATACACGCCATTATAAGGTTTGATACTGATGAAAACCTTACCAAAAGCTGGTGGATTCAGTTCTTCGCCACCAAAGGCAGAAACTGATTCTGCTTCAGGATAAACCTGAGGAACAAGTGCCTCATAGTCTGCAGCGGTCACTGCTCTGTTTTGTGATGCATAGATCTGTGGAGCATACTTTCTTACAGAGTCCGAACTCTCGATTGCTGCTCCTCCCTGAGCAGGAGAGTTAGTCGAAACAAGTGAAACACCTTTGGTTACAACTCTTCCGTTATGATCAACCAGACGACCAGCATAGGAGAAGTTAGAGATACCATTTGCAGCAGCACCGTTACAAGTGATGTAACTTGCAACAACATAGTTTGGTTCCTGCAGAGATAAACCGAATACGTTGTCACCAAATAACAGCTCGTAGCGTTCCCCAGGAGACTCCTGAAGGTAATAGATTGTGCTCGTAGGGGTCACACCCACCAACGAGTTGAATTGTTGATATGTGCGACTTACAGTGGACTGTTCTGACTCACGAACCACCACTTTCAATTGTGATGTGTCAATACCACTGTTGGTCAAATAATATCTTTGGTCTGGATTGCGGGAACTGACTGTCCAGTTCTGTGTGATATAAGTTCCTTCATATATATTGATGTTGTTGAAGAAAGCAACACCAGTTGAATCGACTGGAACTGTGATGTCATCGATGATGGAAAAGACATAAGCAGTGTTATTGAACTGCTTATTCGTGATTGCAACGATACCCGCTTTCAGTGTGAGCGTTACGGCATCCGTATCTGATGCATTAACAGAGAAAGAGATATTAGCAACAGCAGACTTCCTTGACTTAGGAACGTACCCAATGTTCCTTGCCAAAGACACAACGTTCTC